AAGGAAAAATATGAGCGACTTCACACAAGCAACCGTCATCATCGCAGCCGCCGATCAAGCCGCTGCACAGGCTGATATGGGCGATACCGTCTTTATTACAGGCGCATCTGCTGATGGTTTAGACCCTGCGACTAACTATTTCACCTCTGGACCGTGGTCAAACGCCGAGATGGATCAGATGGCTAATGATGTGGCATGGGCTAAAAAAATGTACTTTGGTACAAATTGGCAAGCGGCGTTAGCTGCAAATAACTTGCAAGTTATTACTGAGACTGTGTAACATCATGGCTAAGAAAACCCCTTCTCTTGCTGTTGGTCGTGGTGAAAAGTTGCCGGTCAAGCAGGGGGCGGGGCTTACCGCTAAAGGTCGTGCCAAATACAACGCTGCAACTGGGTCAAACCTGAAAGCTCCACAGCCTGAAGGTGGTCCTCGTAAAAAATCATTTTGCGCCCGTATGTCTGGGATGCCCGGTCCAATGAAAGACGAAAAGGGTCGCCCAACACGCAAAGCCGCAAGTCTCAAACGATGGAAATGTTAATGAATGCTGATCCGATAGAAACCGCAAGAGAGTTAGCTACCCACGCAAATGACATTAAGCATTTGCAAGAAGACATGGATAAGTTAGTGTCTGACATGGCTGCCGTAAAAGAAAGCCTTGCTGAGATTCAAAAGACATTATCTGAAGCAAAAGGTGGTTGGAAAGTCTTGATGTGGGCTGGTGGCGCTGTGAGCGCGATTACCGGTCTTGCAGGTTTTGTTGCAGGTCACTGGGGTAAATAATGCCTAGTACATCTAAAAAACAGCATAACTTTATGGCAGCAATTGCACATAACCCTGCCTTTGCTAAGAAAGTAGGTATACCGCAATCAGTTGGAAAAGATTTTAACGAAGCTGATAAAAACCGTAAATTTAAACAGGGTGGTGTGATGAAAAGCAAAGAAGATATGAAAATGGACAAGTCTCAAGATAAAGCCATGATTAAGAAGGCATTTAAACAGCATGACGCTCAGGAACATAAAGGCGATAAAGGCACTAAGCTTGCTTTAAAGAAAGGCGGAGCAGCTAAGATGGCTGATGGCGGAATGACTGATCCTCGCGCCAAAATGATGATGGCTAAGTTGGGACGCACTCAACGTCCTACGGCAGCTCCTACTGCACCCATGATGAAGAAAGGTGGCATGACCAAAATGGCTAAAGGCGGTGGCATTGAGTCTAAAGGTAAAACTAAAGGCGCAATGATCCGAATGAAGTCTGGCGGCAAGGCTTGCTAAGGAATTAAAATGGCTGACATTAAGAAAAGAATTAACGAGTTAGATGAAGCATCAGCAAAGGCAGAAAAAGCAGGACCGCTTCGTGAAAGTTTAAGCATCCCTTCTGATAAATTTTATTCAGGACCAAAAAGTATTAAAGACGTTTTTAATCAAAATAGTCTTAAAGATACAATTGCTGATCGTAAATACGCTTCTGATAAGTTGCAAAATTTGCGTGATTCGGAAAAGGAAGACTTATTAAAACGTGAGCAAATTGAATCTGCACAAGGCAAACGTAAAGGCGGTTCGATAAAGAAAATGTCTAAAGGCGGTATGGCATCTAGTCGAGCAGATGGTTGTTGTTCTAAAGGCAAAACAAAAGGACGGATAGTATGAGAGCCTCTCGTGGAATGGGTGCTATTAACCCTTCCAAAATGCCAAAAGGAAAAACAATTGTTCGTAAGGACAATCCTAATGACGTCACTATGTTTAAACGTGGTGGTAAAGTAACAAAGAAAATTAAAGCGTTCTCTGGCTTTAAGGGATTCAAGGGCTATAAATGACCACTTCAGGTTTAAACGCATTCAATCTTGATCTCTCAGAACTTGTTGAAGAGGCGTTTGAACGCTGCGGACAAGAACTTCGCACTGGCTATGATTTACGCACAGCTAGACGCAGTTTAAACATCCTGACAATTGAATGGGCAAACCGTGGCATTAACCTGTGGACAATTGAGCAAGGATCATTTCCTCTTGTTACAGGGCAAATTGCGTATCCACTTCCAGCAGATACAATAGATTTGTTAGATCAAGTTATCCGCACTGGCTCAGGCACTAACCAAGTTGATATTAATATCACTCGCATTTCTGAATCAACATACGCAACAATTCCCACAAAAAATTCAACGGGTCGCCCCATTCAAGTATGGATTAACCGTCAGTCTGGAAATACTAACTCTATTGCTGCTACTGTTTTAAATGGAGCTATTACAGCTACCGATACAACTATTAATGTTGTATCCGCAGCTAATCTGCCATCACAAGGCTATATTAAGATTGATAATGAAGTTATTCTTTATCAAAATGTCAGTGGAAATCAATTGTTAAATTGTTTTCGTGGGCAAAACAACACGACTGCTGCGGCGCATTTAACTGGTACTTCTGCGTATCAAATCTTTCTTCCTAACATTAACATTTTCCCCACAGCAAACGCGCCGGGCAATCAATACACATTTGTTTATTGGCGCTTACGCAGAGTTCAAGATGGCGGCAACGGTGTAAACACTCAGGACATTCCATTCCGGTTTATTCCATGTCTTGTAGCTGGTCTTGCTTATTATCTAAGTATTAAATTGCCAAATATGGACATAAACCGTGTTGCAGGTTTAAAAATGGATTACGAGCAACAATTTCAATTAGCCGCAGACGAAGATAGAGAAAAAGCATCTGTTAGATTTGTTCCGCGCAATATGTTTTATTGAGGTAAATTATGCCCTCTAAATACGCTAGTGGTAAACATAGTATTGCTGAATGTGACCGATGCGGTCAACGTTACAAGCTAAAAGAGTTAAAAAAGTTAGTTGTTAAAACGCATTTGTATAACGTTAAAGTATGCCCAAGCTGTTGGGACCCAGATCATCCGCAATTGCAGTTGGGGATGTATCCGGTCAATGATCCGCAAGCAGTGCATGAACCAAGACCGGATGTTAGCTATCAAGTATCAGGCAATACAGGTTTGCAAATTGGATTAACGGGTTCAACTAATATTCAAGATTATGGCGTACCCGGCGGTGGCAGTAGAATATTTCAATGGGGTTGGTATCCAGTTGGCGGAGCAAGAGATAACGGATTAACTCCTAATGATTTAGTAATGAATGGTCAAGTTGGTACGGTTACAATAACAGTTACTTAGGAGTTAAAAATGGCTTATAAACGTGGCGCTGATGGCGTAGCAAAAAAAGGCAAGACTGAAGGTAAAAACCTTGGCAATGAAGGTGCTAAAGTTTTGGGCATGAAGGGCGGCAAAAAAAATGCTGGCGTTTCATCTGAATCAATGAAGTCAATGGGTCGTAACTTAGCCCGTGTTGCTAATCAGGGGTAATCATGGGCAAATTTAACGCCAAGATGATGGGTAAAGAAGTGGGTGATGCAGGTATTTATGCAAAACCTCACACAATGAATGGTAAGCCTTTAAAAATGACAGAAACCATGCAAGACCCCAACACACTGACTGCATTGGAATCTACACCTCGCACTGCGGCAAAACGTGTAAGCATGGGTGATCCAGCTCGTAATGATGTTAAAACGACTGGCATTGAAACTCGCGGCAACGGTGCGGCAACAAAGGGTCGTATGGCTCGTGGACCTATGTGTTAATTATGAATTACGCTCAACTTGTTACTGCGATTGAGGACTATGCCGAAAGTACAGAGTCAGTATTTGTTTCGCAAATACCTAACTTTGTACAGCTTGCAGAAGAGCGTATTTATAATGACGTTGACCTGCCGTCATTACGAAAAAACGTAATGGGCGTTTTAACTGTCAACAATAAGTATTTATCAACGCCTAATGATTTTTTGTCTGTCTATTCATTAGCAGTGGTAAATGCGGCTGGAGAATATGAATACTTGTTAAATAAAGACGTTAACTTTATTCGACAAGCTTATCCAAAACCAACAGATACTGGCATCCCTAAGTATTACGCTATTTTTGGACCGACAACTAGTGCAGTAACAGAGTTAAGCGTCATTCTTGGACCAACCCCAGATGCTAATTACGATGTAGAGTTTCATTATTTTTATTACCCTGAATCAATTGTCACTGCTGGCACATCGTGGGTAGGCGATAATTTTGAATCTGCATTGCTTTATGGTTCGCTGCGAGAGGCGGTAATTTTTCAAAAGGGCGAACAGGACATGGTTGCCTATTACGAAAAAATGTACATGGAATCATTAACCTTGTTGAAAAACTTGGGTGATGGCAAATTGCGTCGTGATGCTTATCGTTCTGGTCAAACAAGGTTGCCGGTGAAATAATGCCATTTACTGGAAATTTTCTTTGTACAAGTTTTAAAGTTGGCTTGCTTGGAGCAAATTTTGATTTTGCTGTGCCAACAACGGATGTGTATAAAATTGCTTTATATACTAATGCCGCATCTTTTGACGCATCTACAACGGCATATACTACAGACAATGAAGTAGTTGCCTCTGGCTATACGGCTGGCGGCTTAGTATTAACACCAACCGTTGGTTATTCAGGCACAACTTCATTTGTGTCATTTGCTAATGTAACTTGGACATCTTCTTTAACTGCTCGCGGGGCGTTAATTTACAAGGTTGGCGGTTCATCTATTTGTGTTTTAGATTTTGGTTCTAACAAAATTTCTACCTCAACATTTACAATAACGTTTCCTGCTGCTGATTCAACAAACGCCATTATTAGGATTACTTAATATGTTAAAAGAAATTCAAAACTTCGGTGATAACGCCGTAGCAACTATGCAATCAAATGTAACCCTTCCTGAAGGCATGGGCGTAGCAGGTCATTACCATGTTGAATGCCGCGACGCAGCAGGTAACCTAAAGTGGGATGCAGAGTTTCCTAACTTGGTTGTTGCAATCGGCAAACAATTGCTAATGGACACCTTGTTAAGAGGTTCTGGCTATTCTGTTGTGGGACCTTACCTTGGTCTGATTGGTAACTCAACGACCTTTGCTGCTGCCGATACCATGACGTCAAAGACATGGACTGAGTTTACTAACTACACAGTTGGTGGCTCTGCTGTGCGCGGCACGGCATCATTTGCTGCTTCTACATCTACTGGTACAACGCCATCAAACGTAACTACATCATCTGCTACCGCAATTGTTTACACGATCACAGGCGCAGGCGGTACAGTGTATGGATGCTTCTTGGTGACCGGCTCAGGCGCTGTAAACACGCAAAGTTCAACGGCTGGTACGTTATACTCAGAAGGCAACTTTTCTGTTGCTAAAGCTGTAACTGTTGGTGACACAGTATCGGTTACATACAGCACCACCGCAACCTCGTAGGGGTCTTAGATGGCTTTTGTTTTAGCAGATCGCGTTCAAGAGACTTCGACCTCCCCCGGAGGCACTGGTACGCTTACGCTATCAGGTTCTCCTGTTCCGGGTTTTAAAACATTCTCTGCGGGTATTGGCACAGGCAACACGTTTTACTACACCATCTACGACCCAGTCACTTACGAATGGGAAGTTGGCAATGGTTCATGGTCTGCTAACGTACTGACTAGAACAACAGTCTTATCAAACTCGCTTAATACCACTGCGTTTATTTCGTTTACAAACGGCAATACGTTGTATGTATGGGTAGATTACCCCGCCAGCAAAGCTTTGTATTTGGACACTTCAGGCAATACATATGCACCAAACTTAGGGGCAACCACTCCTTCATCAGGATCGTTTACTACGCTAAACAGCAGCGGCGATACTCGCCTTGGTGGCTTGTCAGGCAACCAGTCGCTGCAAGTCAATAACGTGGCAAGTGGGGTTAACTATTTGCAAGTGGCAGGCGGGGCTACAGGCGCAGCCCCGACTATTATAGCAACGGGTAGTGACGCAGATGTTGGGCTTTTCTTTGCCATGAAAGGTTGGAACTCAATAAAATTTAATTCAACGACAGGTGGGCAGTTATTTCAAATTGGGCAAACAACAGGAACAACAGCTAACTATCTTCAAGCACTTGGAAATAGCACAGGGAATGCACCCGTGTTTTCAGCGCAAGGCACGGATACAAACATCGGCTTAGTCTTGAGTGGCAAAGGTTCAGGTGTCGTTGCGTTGGGTGGAAGTACGGCAACAAGCGGCAGCTTTGCTGTCGCACCTATTGCAAGTGGTGTAAATTACATTATTGCAACGGGCGCACAAACTGGTGGAACACCAAAGCTAACAAGCTCAACAGCAAATATTCCTGTTTCAATTCAAGGCAGCAATGCTTGGGCTAACTTTTCAAACGTATCTGCGGCTGTTGGCGTTAGCACTGATATTACAAACGTAATTGGCGCTCATGTAGTTTTGGGTTCATTGAACGGTAATGCACCTTACGTTGGCGCAACAAATTACAGCACTTCTAGCAACAGCGGATTGACGATTCAAACCAACGGAGTGCGTCAGTTTCTTGCGGCGCATACGGCGTCAGCGGTTAATTACGTTAGCATTACCGGCGCAGTAACAGGTGCAGGTCCAATCGTTGCAGCGGCAGGTAGTGATACAGACATAAATTTAATTTTAACAGGCAAAGGCACAGGTGTCGTTGCGTTAGGTGGGACTACGGCGGCTAATAGTAGCGTGCAAGTTTTGCCAGTTACAAATTCTGTAAATTATTTTACATTTTCAGGCACAGTTGCAAATACATATGCAGTTAATTTTGCAGCGACTGGTGCTGATGCAAGCGTAAACATTGGATACTTTACAAAAACTAGCGGTCTACACCTTTTTGGCACAAACGGCGGAAGTGCTACGCAAGCAGTAATTACGCACACAGCTTCCGCCGTTGATTATGTCAACATTACTGGCGCAGCAACCAATGGCGGCACGCCTACAAATACAGCACCAACTATATCTGCTGCGGGTTCTGATGCCAACATCAATTTAAAACTGACTCCTAAAGGTTCAGGCACAGTCCAATTCGGTACATACACGGCAGGTATTGTTGCTCAAGCAGGATTTATAACTATTACTGATGCGGGTGGTACATCACGCAGATTATTGGTTGGATAAAATGAATAATTTAATCATTCAACGTATTGACGCAAAAGACAAAAATCTTGTCAGATATTTTACGGGTCAACCGTGTAAAAACAATCATATTTCTGAGCGATATGTATCTGATGCAAAGTGCGTTGAATGCAATCGCATAAAAATGCAAAAGTATTGGGCTAATTCTCCTGAGGCAGTTGTTAAACGTAACGACTATTTGAAGGCTAGAAAAGAACGCAAGCCTGAAGCATATCAAGCAGAACAAGAACATAAAAAATATAGATGGAAAAATGATCCTGCATATAAAGAGGCGGGAAAACAAGCTGCAAAAGAAAATCATTTAAAACGGTATGAAAACCCTGAATACGTTAAATTACAAAATCAAAAAAATGCAGAATGGGCAAAAAATAACAAAGGAAAGCATTTAGCCAAATGCGCTAGGCGTAGGGCGGCATTAAAAAATGCCACGCCTAAATGGGTAGATCAAAATGAAATTACAAAGATTTATGAAAATTGTCCAACTGGCTATCATGTTGACCATGTAATACCGCTTAATAGTAAAATTGTTTCAGGGCTTCATGTACCGTGGAATTTGCAATATTTAACTGCAAAACAAAATTTAATCAAGGGCAACCGTTTACTTGTAGGATAAACATGGACTTACCACTCAAACTCACGCTTGAAGAAATTAACTACGTTTTGCAATTGCTTGGCGAACAACCAAATAAAAGCAATTCTTATCCCGTAATGATGAAAATCAAACAGCAAGCAGATGCTGCTGTTATTACTCACGCAGAGGTGCAAAAATGAAATGGTCAATTA